TACGTTAGTCGTGAAGTTAGCCTCTACGTGCAGTGGGGCTACACCAACTGGGACTCCTCCAATACCAACTTGGTTAGTACCCGCATTAACAAACAACATATTAGCATTGTCATTTGATTTAACACGGAAATCAACATCAGCAGAACCTTCATTGAATACTGCACCGCCATTAGCTGTCAGGACGCCTGTTACGAGAGCGGTCGTTGCCATATTAACAGCGCCATCAATGTCTACCACATCAAGGTTAGTCACGCCGTCTACGTCAATAGCCCCGCTAATATCTAATGAACCGAATGAACCAACACCAGTCGTTGTGATTGTGCTGGCCCCATTGTTAATGTTTCCAAAACCAGCCGTGATTGTTCCAGTGTTCAGTGCGCCAGTGGCTACAATGTTTGCTACTGCAAACGTGCCGTACGCTACAATGTCTACCTCATCTCCGCTGGCCAAAGCAGATGCAAATGTAACTGTATCTCCAGATGTAACTGTTACGTCTGCTGTTGATTGGCGCACACCATTAACAAAAACATCCACAAACCCAGCATCATAAGCTAATGTATTTGAGCTAGCATCGCTACCAGTTACACTTGTTACCGCACTGCTTATGTCATAGTGGAACCTCGCCGAAGTTCCATTGACTGATGATCCAGCGTTTTGAAACCCACTAGCTCCAAAAACTTTAAGCGTACTAGCGTTGGTATCAAAGACTAAATCACCAACATCATTATCAGAACTCGGCACTCCTGACTGAACTCTATACCTCGCACCAAAAGCATTAACGCCCGACAGGTTAGAAGCCACAGTGTTAACATTGTTAATAGAACCACTAACATTACTCATTGATGTAACATTAGCCGAGGTTCCAAGTAATCCCATATCTTCGATTACTGCTGATGTCGCTAGTAATCCCATATCTTCAATTACTGCACTCGTTGCCAGTAGCCCCATGTCTTCTATAACCGCGCTCGTTGCTAGCAATCCCATGTCTTGTATCACAGCAGCCGCTGAGAGAAGGCCCATGTCCTCAATCACCGCTGATGCAGAGAGCAAGCCCATGTCTTCAACAACTGCGCTAGTTCCAAGCAAATTCATTGCCGTGACGTTTCCTGAAGTGCCAAGAACATTCATGTCATTAACAATATCGCTTGTTGCCAGCGTGTTCATGTCAGAAACTACGTCATTCGTCGCTAGTATAGCTAGGTCTGCAACCACAGCAGAGGTTCCAAGTAAGGCTAAGTCAGCAACCGTTGCCGAGCTTGCAAGCAAACCCATATCCTCAATAACAGCAGACGTTGCTAGCAGCCCCATGTCTTCAATGACAGCGGAGGTAGCCAATAAGCCCATGTCCTCAATGACGGCACTCGTTGCTAATAGGCCCATGTCCTCAATGACAGCGCTTGTAGCTAGCAGCCCCATATCCTCTACTACAGCAGCCGTTGCTAGGAGGTTCATGTCAGTCACAACGTCACTTGTACCTAGAATAGCCATGTCAGCTACAACATCATTTGTACCTAAAATTGCCATGTCAGCTACAATTGCATCAGTGCCAAGTATAGCCATGTCAGCAATAACAGCGTCAACACCTAGCTTTGCCATGGCAGCTACGTTGCCAGACGTGCCTAACAGACCCATGTCCACTATCACCGCTGACGCGGAAAGGAGCCCCATGTCTTCGATGACGGCGGCGGTTCCAAGCAGATTGATTGACGCCGTGACGTCAGACAAACTTTGAACCGCTGTGATGGTTGGCCCAGCCTCTACGTTGCCAGACGTTGCATTGAAACCAAGCACTTTGCCTTTACGGGCGTCCTTATTTGGGAGCGTCATATCTACGCTGCTTGCGTCATCCACCGGCGCTTTGACTGTTCGCGCAAGAACCTCTTGTTGCTGTTGCTGCACCATCACATTTGTGTCGAAGTCGCTCTCAAGCGCCGCCGCTGTAATGTTTCCGCCCGATGTATAAACAGATGTTCTAGATAATGGCGTGTCGCCCAGTATGGTTATTACCTGAGACGATGACGGAAAGTTGCCTGTCGTGAACGAAATTGTTCCAGTGCCGTTTGAGGCGACTGAAACAGTGTAATGAGTACTCAGGGTCTTGAGCGTGGTGTCCACAAAAACGTCTAATTCGGATTGTGCGTTTATTTGAAACGAAAATGAGAAGGGACCGGCTGACCCATTGCCTGCCGTTTGAGCTTTTCTAGCCGTTGCTGAAATCGAAAACGTAGCCATTTACCTATCCTTACTTTTGGTCTTTGTACACTTTATACACATGTTTGTCACCTAGGCATATCCATGAGGTTTAGTTGCGGGTCGGTCGTAACCATCCATTTCCTAGCTCCCTGGCGTCGTTCAGAAAGAATACCGTTTAATGCGTCGAACCGATCTTCATCCGTCGGGTACAATGAATAATCCAGAGAGTTCATTTCTTTGTTTAAAGCATTAAGGAGCGTACCTTCGGAATTGAAGCCGATGTCACCAAGCATACGGCCTTTGCCGTCCACTTGGTTAACTGTTGTGACGAAATCGTTGAACTGCACGCCGTTTAGCAGGGTTCCGTTTATGCGCTTGCTGTGGAAAGAAAACGAACCAAAACCAGTTTCACTTAACCGTATAAGTTCTTGATCTAATTCTGTATATCCACCGGTCTGTACCCTAATAGGGTTAAATGTTTCAGAAATCTTTCCACGCCCAGATGTTCTAACGTCACCCCAAAAGTTCAGCTTTGGTGGCAGTTGGTCAGCGTATAATGGATTGCGAGACTTAGCCTGTTGCAGCGCACTATAAAAACCTTGCATGAATGCGGGTGCTTCAGTGTACAAATCGCCAGAAATTGGATCTTCTCCAGGGGGCAGCATACTGCTGCTCATCTCAGGATTATTGAGCCGCTCCATTGTTGCATAGAAACTGTTCTGCGCAATCAACGGATATTTGCCACCCGATAGCCACTCTGCTGCATAACTGCCCAGCCCGAACACGGAACGGTCGACATTGCCAACCACGTTAGTACCAACGGTGGTAGCCTGACCTCCGGCCCACTTAAATATTCGTTTCGTAAGCGCTTCTTTGGTTTGGAATGAGCCACCAGCCGCCGACATAAGCTCCGACACGCCTTGCAGAAATGGCATATTCCCAGCGTAGTCCGCAGCCGCCACTCCGTATGATGCAAGGAAAGTGAACCCGTCTGGATCGTCCTCATTCGCCATGTATTGAGACATATCTGCGCCCATAGCCAACATCGCTGATAGTGGGTCGAACCGACTGAAGGTAGCAAACTTATATTGTCCATCGTCTTGCTTAATGCCAATCGAGTAAGGCGGAACGTCAGCCCCCCCCATTATGTTAATTTTGGTGCCAAAGTCTTTAGGACCAGACCCTGTGACGATTATGTCATCGCCATAATCACCGCTTGCAAGAGCCATCATAGACATAGCGATTGTATTACCAAGCGCTAGCTTGGCCAGTGCATCGTCAAATTCAACGCCCGACACAGGTTTGTTACCCCCTAACAATGGAAGGGATGGCATAAATTTTGCGCCAGGGATATTTGATTGTTTAATCCCGCGATATACGGGCGACCAGTTGAGTGTCCGGTCTATTGCCTCGTTGATAACATTGGTGGGCGTGTTGTAGAATGGCACAACGGTTTTCATCCCAGGGATGCCTTGTATGGCTGGTCCCATTCTACCAAAGAAACCTTCGGGCGCTCCTTGAAAGGTCAGCTTTCTCGCTTCCTTTGTCATCATGTCAGAAACTTCGATGGGGGTATCTGTCATAATACGCAAATATGCGGCCTCTGCTAATGCCTTGGCGTCTTCCGTACTCACTGAGGTCCGACGCGCGCCGGTATAGGCTATCTGTGACGCCCTGTGCGCCTCGCGATAAAGTACACGACGCATTGAAATCACCTTGAAGTATTCGTCTTCCGTAGCCAAGAAACGCCCAGGTAGCCGCGTGGCTATCCCGAGCGTGTCGATGGCCGCTTTGCTGTAGTCGCCCTGGTTCATACTAGACGCAACATCAAGTAAGTTGTCGGTGCTGCCAAGTGCGCGACGGTTGCGGAGGTCAATCTTTGTGACCATGTCCGCCGACGTGCCAGTTACCATTGTTTTAGTCATCAAAACCAGCGCATCCTTTTGCGCCATCATTAGGCCATAGGCTTCAGCAGCGGCCTCAGACATCTAGCGTTGGTCGCCCACGTCGCCCCGCAAACCGCCCATGGTGCGGACGTTACCAATGACGCCAGCCAAGCCGCGCTCTGCCAACGAAAGAACCTGGAATGATGCATTGCCAGCCATGTTCACCATGTGGGTGACGGGCGAAGAGAGTAGGGCGTTTATGTAATTTTCCATTGCAAAATCGTAGGTCTTCGCGCCCCAGCCTTTCTCGGCGTACTTAGCTCTAGCGGCTGGCTTTTGAAGTGCCAAGAATGTGTGCAGATGGTAATCGATTAGACCGTCATCCATTTCAGAGATAAAGTTATTTAGGTTGTCCGCATAGGTGCTAAGATCCATGCCCTCGATCTTGCTTGCACTACTTATAACGGATAGACCGCGTCCATACTCTGATACATTGCCAGAGACCTGGGCCGCGAGGTTCGATTGTATGGTGGCCATGATGCGGAGCTTCTTAAAAGCTTCGTCTTTAGCGGCCTTTTGCTCTGGCAAAAATGCGGACATGTTTAAAGCTTTTCGCGCCCCAAACTCCATTTCCTTGCCTAACTTGATAACGGCGACCAAACCACCCAGCACGTCCTCCGCTGGAAGAACCTCCCCAGGCTTGCGACCTAACATTTTATATATGATGCTGTCAGAACCAGTGAGTTTAGCAAGGGCCATCAGGCTGTCCATGGATTGCTTTTCGCGGCGAAGATGCTGAAAAAGCTCTACATTGTTTTGTTTGATGTTCTGTAAAACCGTCTCAATATTAAACGCGCCTGGCTGGTCTGGGCCAATAAAGTCAGACATTTTTGTGTTGTCGAAAATCTCGCCTATGCGGCCCATGTTTAGACCGCCTTGGAAGCCGCCTTCTTCGAGCGCTTTGTTGAGAGCCATCAGGTCTTCGTTTTGCATCGCCTTCACAACGATATCACCAGACGGGCCTTTTGTGACTTCGTCGTCGGGTAGTTGACTGCCATAGGACCGTTGCTCTGCACCAACTACAGCTTCGTCAATCTTCTTAACGCTCTTATCGACGCCGGCCTTAATAAGGTCTTTTAGAAATCCAGCCATTAACCGCCTCCATCGCTAGAGGCGTCAACATCTACAGAGCTTGGTCCTCCTTGGTTTTCTTGGGCTTCGCGGATGCGTCGCTCGAAGAGTTCTTCAAGTTCGCTCCCATCAGTATCGAGTACTCCATCGATGGAGATTTCTGAGGACGCATCTTTTCCGGACTGTCCACTAAAGTAACTTTGGTAACCGCCACCTGTTTTATCCTTTGTCCAATCATTACGGATCTGAGTTAGATCTGCCTCCATGATATCAACCTCTGCATCAAATTTCAACCTACCTGTGATTTCACCTAACTTACCATTCGCAAATTCTTGGATGTATGCCACTGCTTGAGCCTTTGTCAGTGGGCTAGCCTTAACGGCATCATTTGTAATTAGTATTCTAATACCAGGTTTCCCATCTACAACGATTGGCTGATAGCCTCGAAACAATTCGTTTGGCTCTTCTGATATAATTGCATCAAAAAGCTCAGTAAGGCGGTCACCATCTCGCAAAGTTTCCCCTTCAAATTCCACAATATCAATGGAAAAATTCTTAGGGCTTTTAGTTATAGCTTTCGGTGCATTCACCCAAACCTCTGTTTGTTGGAGAAGATAGCCTAGACGTGCGGCGGCTTCGATTGCTGTATCTTTAGACGCAATAGCTTGCTGCACGGTTGATGGGTTCTGAAATAACTCCCACCCGCCGGTGCCGTGAACATTTGAGCCAAGCGTAATGCCTGTCTGCTTATTGACCAGATCGATAGCCCTTGCAGTGACCTCATCGTTTATTGCGCGACGGGCTGGCAGAGGTAGGTTGCCAAAGTCATTTCCGAACTTGTCTGCCCATGGCGAACCAGCCCCAGGGTCCACCTCCATTGAGATGCGACGTGTATTGCGTGTAAATGCGTCCACAACATCCCCGCCAGTATTAGACCCTCCGGTCATGCCAGAAAGCTGCATCCAGCCAATTGCTTGTATTTCTGCCGGCTCCCAATCAGAGCGTCCCATCCAATTCTGATCGTTGAGGTTTTCCGTAAGTTGTAGGCCAAACAATGCTCTGTTTTCGTATTGTGGCCCCTTAATGCCGCCACCGCCTACATCCAGAATTAAGCCTTCTGGGACATCGTAGCCCAAGCGCGTAAGATGGTTTATGAACTTTTTATCAACTAAGCCAGTGTCACGGGCAGTATGTATATCAACTACGAATGGCGACCCGCCCTCTGGGTTATTTCCCATAATTGAGCGAACATTCTTTCCGTATCCACTGTCAAGGAAGTCGGAAATCTTTTGCCCCGCGCCTCCTTCAATAGTTGAGTCAGTGAGAATATCTATAACAATTTTGTTTGCGGATGGCAGACCTTTCCCTTTCAACTCATTTTTTGGCACTCCGCGTTTAATTTGTTCGTAAACAAACAGAACGTCATTGAGCGTTTGAGTGGGGCTAGAGTTTTGTTGGCCGGCGAACCAAGCGTCAGTTAAACGGGCAATTTCTTCTGGGTTGCCGTCAGCCTGATTTTTAAACTCTCCAAAAACCACTTTGTACCAGTCAGCCGCTTTGGCAATTTCCTCTTTTGACATAGAACTTTCAATGCGAGTTTGCCAATCACCTGGTTCAACAGCGCCTACAACCACGTCAGGCAAATTAGAGCCTTCTGGGGCTTTGATAACTGTTCTAGGGTTCTGGGGTGCGCCTGGGTACGCCTTGCCCTCCTCCACCGCCGCTAAGAGGCGCTGACGGTGCAGCCTGAGATTTTCGTCTCCCTTTTCTTGCACAATAGGCAAGCCACCTTCAGAGCGGACGCCGGTATTATTTGTTCTTGCCGCCATTTTGCCAGCCGCTGAAATCAGCGGGTCAGTAATGAGCGTCGGGTCCATGCCGGAGTTGAGTGTGTTTTTGTCATCCCTAGCAGCAATTCTGGCGTCGGCACGTTTTCCCATGCCAGTTAATTTTTCACGGATTGCGCCACCAAAGTCACTGCCTTTTGCAATGCGTAAACCTTTTACTATGAGGTCTATTGCCCCGCCAGCGACTGCCCCCTCAAAGGCATTAATTAACCGCGCCTTTAACCGCTCGGCTGCGTCCGCGTCTTCGTCAACTGCGCTGTCTATATACTCCAGAACGTCGTTGTCTAATCCTAACTCGCGCAGAAGCGTGGATATGTTGCCGTCCTCTGGGTCGAACATCGCATCTGCAAAACCGCCGCGAAGCATCATGTTTAGATATCCAACGCCCTTTACCGGCGCGGCGGCCATGCCGGCACCGAATTGGACTAGGCCACGGGCCAGACTTTCAATAGTACTGTCGCCGTCTGGGACGCGAAGTCCCATCTCTTGTAGGCTTTGGTCGATTGCGTCGTCCATTCGCATATCGTCAGGCCCAGCAAGTGATTTGCGCGCATACTGAAATCCTCGAACACCTGGTGTAATAACTCCTAGCAATCCCCCCAGGGTGGAAAGCATTGGACTTTGCGCTGCGGTGTCTTCGGCAAATTGCGCAACGTCTTCGGCAGTACTAACCAAACCAAGAGCCGCGTCTTGGACACCGCCAGCAACGGCTCTACCGACAGACCCTAATTGTTCGCGATTGTTGGCAACAATTGCGGGGTCTCTTCTGTTGACAGGGGCGCTAAGAACGGAAATCTCTTTTTCCATTGGGGTCGGAGATGGGGCCGTGTTCTGAGCCAACACCGCGTCTAGATCAATCTCGTTTCGAGCCACATCCGCTGGATCATCAAACCTGGTGCCGCCGTCTTTAATAACAACATCGTGCAGCCCTGATTTGCGAAGTTTGTGAGATTGACGTCTAGCTTCCATCAAGTCCATTATTTCATCGCCTCAATTAGTGTTGCCTTTTGCTTTATGAGCCCTCCAAGGGGTGTTGCTATATCCCCTAAGATGGATTTATTATTGTTTCTTTTAGCAATAATAAGCTTGCTCATAATGGATACAGCAGTTGCAAAATCGCCACGCTCCACAACAAAATTGCCGGTGCCTGTAAGCTGATCAACGATTAAGTTTGCTTGGTCAACCACCAGTCTTTTTACGACAACGTCTAAATCTTCACTGACACCTGATAGAAGTCGCTGGGCTATCTCATTGGCGTCAATATCTATATTGGCAGACTTCGCCACTGTTGCTTCGCTGGCAAGTTGGCCAGCCAATCTGCGAAAAATCTGAACCTTTTCGAAATTAGGGTCGGCGTCATCTATAGCATCAATATTAGCCGGCAACGAAAGTGCGCCTTTCATAATAGTCAGAGCATCTTTGACGGCTGCACTTTGGTATGTTTTAGCGTCCTGATAATATTTTCGCTGGTCTGCTAAACTCAACCTTGGAATTGCGTCTAGGACTTGCGGAAAGGATATGTCCGATTGCAGAGAGTTTAAATAATTGATGGTATCTGAGTCACTAATTAAGCGGCGGTTACCACCCGCTGCGTATTTTGCTCTTATGTCTTCGGCCTTTACTGGGTCCGAACTCTTTATCAGCTCCACCGCAGCCTCGAAAGCAGCGGTGTCACCACTGTTCGCCGCCTCCATAGCTCTGCCGAGGAAAATTTCCTCATTCGCTTCGGCTTCAGAATTTAAGGCCGTTTCCTCCTCCTCTGCAAATCGAAGCTCATTTATGCGGCGGGTGCGCAGTTCCTGGGCAATATCAGCAAATGGAACATTTTGACCGCGCAGTGTTGCCACCGCATTTTGTGTCCCTATATCAAGACCAGTTACCTTGCCTTGACCGATGGCTGTAATAGCCTCTTGTGGATCTTCGCCGATTAAAACGCTATTAATTAAAACTATATTGGCCGCTTCAACAATCTCTCTATCAAACAAGTTCCCATAAGCAGTCACACTTGACGGTGCGAAATCTTGGCGCGTCATTTCTTGCATTCTGCCCAGCTTCAAATTAGTCATATCGCTTGGGGTTAATGGCCTATATGTTTTTTTGCCATTAGCATCAGTCGTCTCCAGGCCTTGCTCAATAATAGTGGCGAGCCCCTCGAACATCCCCAATTGGTTTGAAATCCAATTGGATTGGGAGCGTGTTTTCTGTTCAGCAATATAGCTATTTTCATATTGTGAGTACTTGCCATTGGCCCAAATGCTTAGACCGGCACGAAGCTTGCGAGATACGCCAGGGCTAGTTTCGTCAAAAGTGGCAGCAAAACCGTGTGTTACAGCGTCTATATCATCTAGAATGGTGGCTGGATTTGTACTGTTTAATTCTGCATTAGTCAGAATTTCGTTAATGCGTTTACGCGCTTCGAACTCAACTTCTGTTTGCGTGATATCCAGTGCAGCCTTACGGGCCGCTCGGTCAAAAACAGTGCCAGTACCACCAGGCAGTTCAAGCTCTTCACCGCTCTGAAATGCGTCGCGCAGTTGCTCCGCCGTTGGGGCGTTCTGAGCGCCATACTCTGCGCCCTCAATCTGTGCCTCAATGTTGGCCTGCTGTGCGAAGAACTGAGACATGCGGTCCATAGAGCTAGAAAGCTGGGCCATTCCACGCTGAATAGCTTGGGCCGGCGCTGCTGTCTGTTGCGGCGTGTATAGGTTCATATTTGCGCGGCGTGTTGTTATACTACGTTCAGCCATTAGTTGGTGCCCCCCCAGATGGCGCACCACCAGTTTTCAGAGCCTGACTAAAGCCGGTGAAGGTGTCAGCAGCCGCTGACATCATACCATACTGAACGGCGTATTTGCCGGCGGTTCTAAACTGATTTGCGTTTCGTTTACTAGCATCAAGCGCCAACATTGCGTTTGTTCGCGCCATTCCAAAATCACCGACCCCGATGTTCAGGGAATATGTGTTAATCAAGTCTGCACTTTCGCCGGAGGCAAAGGGGTTAAGACCGCCGGCGGCGGATCGGGCAGTTGATGCGGCCATGGCTCGTTCCATATTTCTAAGCGCGGCAGTGCCTTGGTTCTTATAGTTAACCGCATCTGTGCGGCCCTTGATTTCTTCGTTTCGGGCCTTCATTTCATATTGTACTTGTTCCGCCTGAGATGAACGTACCTTGGCAACTGCGCTGATTGCCGACGAAATTACCGGCAAGGCTTTTATTAGGAATGGTACTGCTGCTGCCATTTTTACGCTCCCACGCTGACTTTAAAATCAAGCGACAGCACTGTCATAAACAGCGGCTGACTTTGAGAAATTGTGATTTGTGCTTCTCGGTCGTAACCGCGAAAGCCTGATGTTTTTCGGGGGCCTGTGAATGCGGGAACCGCGCCCGACCCAGACAAGGCACCTTGTGAAAGATTGATTTCTTTACCGTTAATCGTGATGTTTTGCGTTGCAAATAAAAGAGGCGTTACCTCGAGTATTCGGCGCTTTTGGCTCTGTTGTGACCCAGAGGCCATCCTCGGCTCAAATGGCTGAGTCTTGACAGTGATATCAAAATTAAGGCCGACCTCTGCATATGTGGTTGGCACTCCACCCAAGGTAATGTTTCCGCTGGCGACAGTCGCATCAGGGTCTACAAGATCGTCCCTGATGGCCTTGACGGTCTTGCCATTTAAGTGCGCCAAACCACCGGCGGTCGTGTTACTGGGGACCGCTTGATCTGGCGCTAATGGATTGGCATAATACTGAACCGATGCATCAGTCGTGCGGTCGTCGTCGAATGTCTCCAGGTAAAACTTAGTCGCGCCCCCGATAGTCCGTTTTACCACTGTATAAATAGTGTCCAAGTCTACAGCGACGTCCACAAAGTCACCGTCTGTTGTCCAGCTTGCCGGCGCAACAATCTGTTGTGGCCGGTTGAGCATATACGCAGTAATCGACCCCGCGAACCCGATACTAGACGCTCTGTATCCAGCAGTGTCAGGGCCGTTTACAACCATTAACAAATCACCTTCGGTCGTATCAGTCGCCGGCCTAAGAGCCATGCGCTGCGGATCAACGAGCATGTGTGAGCTAAGAAGTGATACGTTATTGGCCACGTAACTTAACTCAACATCGCTGAACAACATTTCGCGCAACGCTTTACCCTGCCGCTGGATGAATAGCGTACCGCCTTCTGCGGCCTGGGGCCGGATGCCAAGCTTTGAGCCACGACGTGTGGCGGATTTGATCGTAATGTTGGCTGGAGTGATGGGGTCCAAATTTGCTTGTGGTACAAAAAACTCTGCGCCCGTGGTAAAGATTTGCAAGTCTCGACCAGACCGCATGGCGGTAATCGCGTTGACGCTATCCGTCGTCAAAGTCGCGGCGATAGCGTCATCGTCTAAACCTTCAGCCGCTTTGAAGTTAAAAAACTGACCGACCTTAGAGCCCCACAATGTGGCCGGCTGTGAAGCGCCGCCACCAAACCACAGACGGCCTTCGTGAAAAGTGGTGGTGCGAGGCCATCCGCGCGTGTTCGACCAAGCGGTTTCGTGTCCTTGTTCAAGTGTCCATTTGCCGGTAGCGATTGCCGCCGTTGAGAAAAAGGGAATTTCTGTAACGGCTTGCACTACAGTGCCACTGGTGCGGCTAATAATCCGAGCCCGACCAAAATCTGTGTTGTCGGATATGTACTGATCAACCATGGCGTCCGTGAATTGAGACACGCTGGCCGTCAATGTGATTGTGCCGCTCACCGCGCTGGGGGTTAATGTCCCAGAAGGAGTGGTTTCCGCGATTGTAAAAAGTGACTTTGGAGCCGTCAGGCTCAACGCAGCAACAGTCCAAGTCGAATTGTTTGCGCCCCGCACAATCGAAAACGGGGCAAAGCCCTCATTTACAACAATCAGAGTATCCGCACTTTGCGTAAAATACGTTTTGTCCATGTCAATGGCGCTGGTGTCGTAAAGCGTTCCGACGCCAAAATCAAGGTAACTATTGCTGGAGCCGTTGATGCTTCCAAGCAAAGTTTGGTTGGCATAAAACCTCAAGCGTATAGTCGATGATGCGTTGAAAACTGATGCGACAATCATAAAGTTTTGGGTCGTAGAAAATTCAAATGGCATAAGCAAGACGCCATTGCCTGGGTTGTCCGCTGTCAGGTCGCTTACGAACCGCAAGCCAGGGCGACGGCTAAAACCACCCTGGGGCTCAAACAAAACGTTGTCGGCCAGAGCCACTGACGAATAGTATTGCTGTAAGTCTATCCGACCGCGCAGCAGCGGGTCCAACTCGCCTACTGTAAAGCCAGCCTGGTATTGTTTTAGCCGGCCCATTAGCGGAGGTCCGTAAGTATGTAATCTGAGATGACTGAGGGGCTTTGGCCAGCGGCGTCAATGTTGACGGCTTGGCGGAAATACCCGCCTCGTTGGCCCTCTCCAGGGCTCCCAAGGGCGACTGAGCGCCAGTATTCGCTCTTGGTGGTTTGGTCGGTGATTACTTCGGCCATATGCCATGCGAGTTGGTAGGCTAGGAGCTGGATGAAATATGATGGCATCACGCCCTCATTCACAGCTTTTTGGTAATCAATGTGAATTTCTGTAGCGTTTGTCATCAACACCGGCAAGCCAGCGGCCCCTTGTGCGATTTCCCACGCTTTGAATAATGCGGCACCGGATGCGCTTGATGATCGAACAGCGCGCGGAACGCCCAGTAGTGTGTCTGACGGAATTATATATTGGTAAGTCCACTCATTCGCCGGTGTCGCGGTGTCGCGCGCTAGCTGAGTTTTGGCGAGGGTGAAAGACCAAGGATACATTGCAAGCGTAGTTCTGGTTAATTCGTTATACATCGAAGAACATGCGTCAGAAGCTACAGAGCCATCTGTAAAACTGGTAATTGCTTCAGCGCCTAAGAACATTAGAGCCTTGTTGCAAATACTAACCTGGGTGTCTCCGGCCGCCATGACAGTCTCCTAAATAAGTTAGCGGGGGACGTTGCCGCCCCCCGCCGGTATTTTTAGTCACTGTCTGTCTGAGCGACAGTTGTACCGTCGCTGATGTCCACAACGCCGGAAGCGTTGCTTAGAACGATACAGATAGACATCGTTGGCGTGTTGTTGTCATAAACAAACAAAACGTCGCCGATAGCCAAGAGCTGCGATGCAGCGTTGAAATAACCCGCTGAGTTTACAGCCGCGATTGCGTCCGCTGAAGTGTAAGACCACATTGAACTGTTAGAGCCTTTTTTGGACTGACCACCTATTGGGTTAAGTCCAGTTAACGCGTAAGCCATTTTTTAAACCTTTCTATGTTTATTCGGCGCAGACGACATCTACGATGCCATCCACGTCAATAGCTGCGGCACCCATGGAAAGCATCGACGTCACCAAGAAAGAGGTTTTCTCAGGGATGTAGTTGATTTCAGTTTTAGGAGCGATACCCACGGCGCAGCCGAGCGCTGAACGATGGAAGGCGAAGCAAGTGCGGTCGGAGCTTGCAAGCGGCAAGCCACCTTCGTCGCGGTCACCGACGATGTGGAACGTAAAGCCCATCATCTGGTTGATTGAGCCTTGGACCAGTGCTTGCAGCGTCTGAAAATCAGAACTGATTGCACGCTCGTCTGAGAGCAATCCGGCCAGGTTGTTGGCGTGGATTACAAAATGACGATCTGTCATCGGCACGTTAGCAGCATCGAGGCCTTTTTTAGCGGCGATGATTTTACCTACGTTGAGGTTCGAGTTAGCTGCCGAACCGGACGTGACCACGTTTTTGGCGACAGTTGTGCCGGCGGATGCCGCTTGCAGAGCATCGATGAGGATCTGGTCTTCACGACGGCCTATAGCATTACCAACCACTTGAGCCAGCTCACGACGTTCGTCGAAGTTGACCTTCTGCTGATTGAAGATGTCTGAGTACTCGGAAGCCACATAGTCGGCCAATGAGACTGAGACTGAGGAAAACGAAGCATTGATAGGAACCACATCAGATTGCGGTACACGAATAGACGCTTGGCCTTTTCCTACTTTAGGAAATTTTACAGCGTCGCCTATGACGCCAGTACGCATGCGCGCAGCACCTCGAAGAACGGCGCTGGCTTGATAAGCCTGATGCACCTCTGCTTCGAATAACTGAACGAATGCTGGGGATAAGTTCGTTGACATAATATACTCCAGCTTGAACCAAAAAGATAAATCGCCTTTTAGGTTGTCGGAGTATCTCCGGCCTCTGGCTTCGCGGATGCGTCCGCGCGCGGTGTATTTCTACACGCCAGACCGGCCCAGGTTGGGTTGTCAGTCACCCCCCGATACCACACAAGCTGGGGCTTGTAAATGGACTAGATGCTACATCTGGTATTAGTACAAAAAAAATGGGGCCACCGAAGCAGCCCCAAGTTGGCAGGGGGCTTTTATTTGTAGCGCTGTTGGAAAAGGTTCTCCACTTCGCGCGTGAACTTTGGATCAGAGCCGTAGCGCGGATCTTGCATCTTGCTCTGAATGTCCGATTTGAAATCATCTTCACTCATGCCGGCATCGCCCACCGAGGCAATCGGTATTTGGGACATGTCTCCGGTCATCTGGCGGACCTTCTGCATCAGCCGTTGGCCAACAGCCGTGCCGCCCCACTGGTCCAATTCGGCGCGCTCTGCTTCCGAAACCACCCCCTTGCGCTCAAGGCCATCAGCCCAGTTGACGTTGGATTTGATAATCTCATCTGCGTTATTGCCGAGCGCTTTATGCTCGGCCTTGTAGTCCATCTGCGCTTGCGCCTGGTTGTCGCCAGCCATCGAAGAGATTTTACCAGCCAGGTCGTCGAATGCCGCTTGGTTAATTCCGTACTGCTTGGCCCACTCGGTGTAAGCCCCCACGATAGGGTCGTCTTTTTCATAGCCAGCGTCATCCAGCACATTGGTGTCGTATTCATCCGGTGCTTTGTGCTTGCCCTGGCTGAACTGCTTCTGCAATTCCTCGTAACTCTTGACAATATTTTCTAGGTCTGGACCTTCTTTTTCGTCCCAGAATTTCTCAGGGAACCAATCTGGTCTGTCAAAAACCTCAGGCTCACCGTCGCCTTCAGCAGCATCGGTCTCAACACGATGCTCAATGGTTTGACCTTCGTCAATTTCTTGCTCTTCAGCAAGAGCGGTTGCGGCCATCAATCCATCTGGGGCCGATTGCTCGGTTGTCCCAGCGTCGGGTTGGTTTTCACTCTGGCTCATTTGCTCTCCTAATTCGTTGTTCAATTTCACGCACTAAACTGTTCTGACCCTCGCGCGCGTATCCAAATGATGGGTCAGCTCCTGGCACCCAAGCCGGTTGCTCAAGCGTAACGTGACGCAGATGCGCCAAAACTTTGATGCCGTCCTCTGTGCCAAAGCAGCGCTGAAACGAAATGTTCAAAGACCGCGTTAGGTCTTGGTCGCGCAAGCGGAGCGGCGTCACAACAGCGTCTACTCCGTCCCAGCCTGGGCTGTTTATTGAGCGGATCTTTTCAGCCTGGTTCATTGCGGCGGTACTCCCATTCCATCAGGCGGGGTCACGCCTTGGCTTTCCATGGCTTGCTGGGCCATCTGCATTTGCATCTGCATCATTTGCTCACGCTCTTGCGGTGACGTGCGAAGCTTGGCTGGTATGCCTAGCTGATCTGCAATGTAGTCGCCCACCGCATCCATCTTGATTAAGGTCTGGCCTTGTGGGCCGAGGCTTTGTGAAATCTGCATGAACTGCATCACCTCGTTGAGCTTATCCATATTTGATGCCATCGCGAGAGGCGAAATAGGTTGGACGGTCACTTGCAGCCCGTTAACCTTTAACGGCAAATCAATCATGCCCATTTCATCCATTAAATCCATAGACCGCCTGACAATAGGGTTCATGGTTTCTGTGATTAGACGACCGAATGCAGCCCCCAAATTCTGGGACAGCTCCTTCATCCGCTCTACAATCTCCGTGGCAGAGCGTGCCGACATATTATCGGGCGGCAAGCTTTCGTCGAGCAAGGTTTTTTTGATGTTTAGGCGCAGATCATTGCTGACGATTTGAGACAGGTTGGCGTCCCCAGACCGAGGAAGTGCCTGCAAGGATGGGCCCCGAGGACCGCCATTTGAGCTAACGCCTATAATAGCGCCAGGCACAATGCTGATTGCCTGCGGGTTCAGCACCCCATCATCAACGGCTGTAAACACGCCGCCAATACTTATGCTGGCATTCTTTAATGTAAGCTCAACAACCTTGTTAAGCGTTTTGATATCGGGCAGGGCGTAGAGAACCGGACCCCGACCGTAGCGCTCATTGGAGGCTTTCATGTAACGGCTAATTACCCACGGGAAGCTCTTCATGGTGCGGTGGACAATCTTGTAATCTTTATCAAATGGCATCAGGCAGTAATGCACATCACCATCCAAATAATAGGTTGCCTCTAGCAATTCAATTTTCTGCGTCGGGTCTTCTTCAAAATCTTTGCGCAACTCATCAGGTATATCTGCGTCGGGCCACTCACGCTCAACAACCGCAAACGGGCGACTGAGCTTTCTGTAGACCGCGTCCACTGTTCCGTTCGGTCCTTCCTCGAAACAAATATGATAAGTTGGCACAGCCGTATATCTGATGGGCGTGGCCTCATCTCCAGGCTGTATCAACATCACCGCCGTGCCGACAGCTAGATCCAGCAAGAACTCGCCCATGGCTAAATCAAAGCCGGACTGTCCCATAACCCCAAACATCTTTTCAGTGTATAGATCCAAGACTTGTTGTATTTCAATCTTGCGTTCGTCTGGGATTTCGTTGCCAGGCTGCAACCGGCACCAAGCGCGCTGGGGTGGAAACAATGAAGACTGGATGCGGTTTGCAAAACGAGCGGTCGAATGGATGGCGGTGCTATCAAACACCCGCTTCATTTTGTTTTGGCCAGCTACACCGCTTTCGTTATAGCCATCATACAAATTGCGCATAGGCAGAGCGTATTCGTAAGCTTCTTCGTAAATACTGCGCCACTGCTCTTTGTGGGTTTCCGCTACTTTGTAGCGACGTTTTATGTCTTCGACTGTTCTTTCCATTATAATTTCTTATGCCTTTGTGCAAAGTTACGCGCTGCCTCAACCGACCCAAAACCCCAAGCTTTCAGGGCCAAAGCCTTCCGCGTGGGCTCACCTTTATCGTTCTTCATGGGGCCTTTCATTCCAGCGAACCGGCCAGCAAAGCTGACCCGCCTTGGATTGGTCCCCTTTTTAACCGGAGCCTTGAGGTTGCCGCCGTCCTTATTCTCAAAATGGCGACGGCCATCCTCGTTTAGACCCCCATTAGGATTTTGATGTGCTTTTTTTACCATCAGTCGCCGCCGCCTTCGTCGCGTACTTCTTCGCCGTCTTCTTGCGCAGACTGCTGGTTTTGCTGTTCATTGCGCTCTTCATTGGCCGCTTGCCGCCTTTGGCTCCGTACATCATTTCCTATATCCCTGTGCTTTGGGTTTCGCCTAAATATTTTCATCAGCCCCGAGGGTTCCGACCCGCTCCGAGCGTCGTGTTCTCCACTGTCCTTGCAGCCGTTTCAGAGTTTCCATAAACGCCCTTGGCCATCAGAACCCGAGGTCCGCTTTTAATTCGAGCCTTAGACCGCGCTTGGACCCGACGCTTGGCGGTTGTTTCTTCAGCCGCTGCACGCGCTTCTTGTCGCACGATCCGCGCTTCCTGAGCCGACGTATCCGCTTTTGGCGGTGCCTTCGGACTTGAAAATAATCCACCCATTTAGAAAATCCTTGCATACATTTTGTAGTCAGCTCCATCGGGACCGTAGTTCCGAAGCAAGCCCTCTTCCTCAAAGTAACACCGCCGCGCCCAGCGGTCAGCGTGAACATTTTGGGTGTGAACCGTGAATTGTAGCCTCTTTATTCCCGTCTTGGCGGCGACATGCTCGAAAAAAGCCAGGGATGCACGGTGAAATGCGATGGTCTTTCGGTCGATATGCTTCGATGGAATAAGCCAAGCCTCTGCACAGCCAGGCCAAAACTCGTAAACACCAAACATCGCATAGATAATCCCGTCCCCGATGCCGGTATAGGCCAGCCCCTGCGCCGCAAAGTTGGTGAGATACTCCTGGTAGTTTGGAAAATTGTTCATGTTCCAAGCGTCAAAGTCATTTATCTCGCAAAGCTGCAAGTGCATGGGAGCCCACGGAGCTACCTTGTGGGCGACCCCGTCCAGGCGCATCACCTGGTTCAATTCCTCAACCGAAAACATCGAAGTCCAAAACCTGTGCTTGCATAGGCCGGCCACCGAGCGGGGTAGGGCGCTTGGTCATAATTTTATGCTCCGAGCCCAGTAGGCAATAACCCGCCGCATCACCAACGTGTGAATGTTCATTTTTATTGGGCGTATCTCTAAACCTTTCTTGGCCGGCACCGATTGCCACACGTCTAAAGTGATACCCACCCGCCAAGCTTTTTCGCAGCCGCATGCATTTGCGATCAATTAAAAACCCTGGCTTGCCTTCGATGAGCCGGCCCATGGGAATGGCCAGAGCTTCGCGCCGTGTCCTAAATTCGTTGGTTGCGGTGGGCCGTGCCAGTAGGCCATGCGTTTTGAGATGCTCAAACGCGGTGGTCTCGAAGATCATATCGCGCTGCGAGCCGGCGGGGTCACCCCAAATCATGGTGTCATAGCCAGGGAAGCGGCTTTCTAGGTCGCTTTTAAGCATAGAACAGAAGCGCTCCAGGCCCATTTCAAACGTGACCAGTTCATGCAAGACGTGCCAGGTATTGTTGGGCATCCGTTGTGCAAATATTGCCGCCGGTGTCAGACCAAAGTCGAGCCCAATCTGCACTGGCACTGACGGATCTGCTTCTAAATCGGTACACATCATTTCGTCGTTGTACTCGGGCCAGACCGCGCGGCCTTCTTGGACGAACGTATACTTCCCCTGCGCATAACATCTGACCCAATCGACATTCTTGCCGCCCAAGAGCTGTTCATAATATCCATCTGGTAGGTTTGTCAGGTTTTCCGCCTTGGGGTTGGTCATCCACCAACGGCCGCCCTGATGAATAAAGCCCTTTGCCTCAGGCATTTCCTCCGGCACATCCTTCAGATCCACCTCTAACACGCCACCAGGCTGACGAAAAAAGTCCCAGCGAAACTTACCACCAGGGCGCTCCTTCTCAGCCAATCTGTAGTACCAGTGGTCGTCGTCCATGGGGTTGGTATCCATAATCACGCCGCGCCAGGTAGGTCCGCCATCCGCCTTGGTCGGGAAACGCCCCACACGGTGCGTCAGGCCATCGATGACTGCCTTGGGCAACTCACGGCACTCATTAACCCACGCGCCGGTAAGTTCGAGCGACAAAAGCTTGCGCACATCTTTCGGATCATCCAAGGCCATGAAGATTATTTCGCAGTCAATACCGGCGGCACCGTCTCGGCTGGGCAACTTGATGTGATGCGTGATGGGCGGTGAGTACTTTACATTGCCCCAAGTGTGTTCGGGCAGCAATTCCAGCCACGTCTTTAGCGTCGTGGTGCGCAGCATCGGGTGCGTATTTCTCACAATAGCCCAGCGCGTGTACTTTATACCATCTCTCGGCGAGGGTTTTTGCATAACAGCGCGACGAAATATCTCGGCACAGCAGGCATAACTCTTGCCAGAACCAACCGGCCCAAGCAATCCACGCACAAATGCATCCGAGTTAAAAAACTTAGCCACAGTCGGTGACGTGGAGAAATCTAACTTTAAACCCGCCGGTGTTGCTTGCTCACTCATAATTTAGTTTCTCCCAGGGCGCTACCGCCATTCTAACCACGCTCTCCAACAACTCGCCGTGGCACGAACCACAGACAACCTTGGAGCGAACATCATCGTACACGCGCCCCTTTGTTTGCTGACCACACAGTTCACACTCAATGTATTCGTCGTAGTGGCGGGTGTAATCAGCCATCCGCATCACTCTTGGGCATCACCATCTCAATCGAAACAACCGACGGCTTGTCCACCTCTTTTTCCGCTTCCAACAGACCACCGGCCTTTGCCAGCATCTGAAGCACACGCACCTTGTCGATCAACTCCACCTCGACCATGTCCCCATCGCGCCCAGGCGTAACCTTGATCTTCTTGATGGCTCGAAGCGCTGCATCACTGATATCGCCCACAGGCTTTAAGCGCACACTTTGCCGGCCAGCGTCATCCTCAAATATATCTACGATGTCCGTAATCTTGCTGGACCCTAAGTTGAGCAGCTCCGCCGCCAAGTCATCGCGGTTGTCATAAATAAGCCGAGAACCACGCACACGTTTCTGCACATCGCCCATGGCAAAGCGCCCCACCTTGGGGACGCTCTGTTGACCAGCCTTCTTAGGACCAGCCGGTTTGGCACTAGAACGGGATTTCGTCATCAATGCCCCCTAACGTGGGAGCCGCATCAGTAGGCCCAACATCCTTCGTAGGCCAAGGAGCCTGACCACCACCAGCATTGTCCGCCATGTAGTTAGCCGCCGCACCAGAACCAGTTGGACGGTCATCCGCCTCAAACAGCTTCAGCCAAATATCACCCTCCGCATTGGGTATAGGCAAACTCTCTAACTTAATGCTGATCTTGCCATCAGTCTCAAAGGCAGCACCGTGCTTTAGCCAAATGGCCTTCTCTTGGTTTGGAACAGACTTCGCCTGCACCACATTGTATCGCTTCTTCATCCCAAAATTCCTTTCAATGTTTTTCTGGAAAATACTTTTATGTGACCCCCCACTACACGTGGCAGGGGGCGGGGGGGCAAGGGTCGCCTTTTACGCACAGATTTTATGCGTGCCTTCGCCCTATCAATAATCCACTGGCGGACAAACACCAATGGACCGTCTGATCTTTGCACAATCATGTCATCCTCATCTTCGAGCCCAAGTGTTTGACTATGCTTGCAGCGTCCTTAGGCTTACTGTCGTTGGTCTTACGAGTGATGAAGTACTGCAATGATTGAGGTGCCTGCTTGTTCTTCTTCGCAAGCCAACGCACCACGCCTCGCGCATCAGTGGTGAACGTATCGACAGTGTAGCCCATGCGGATCAGGTCAGCGGCCAGTGACATCTGACGGTCATCGTATACCCACGACCTTCCGTATGTCTCCTGCACCACGCGTGTGTAACTTGCGCACATTCTTCTACAGATACCTTCATCTATAGTCTTCTTATTATCTAGTTCATTGTAGTAGTTATGTACAAGCTGCACCTTGTTAGTCTGCACAAGCTGGGGCTTGTATTCGTCATCACTCTTGCTAGCAGGCTTACAAGCTGTGGCTTGTGTAGCTTTAGACTTATCCACAGGCTGTTGAGGCTTCTTGCGTGCCTTAGTCAGGTGTCCTTTGGGTCCTCTGTCTGCCAGATCGATGCTTGCTGTGGCTATCTTTGCCAGCTCTTCTACTGTCTTCTCTACCTCTGGAGCGTTGGCCAGTACTTGTTCCCATGTCATCCTTGGATCGTATATGACCCTCCAGATTGCGCCCTTCTTGCCGTAGGGTCTGGCGGGTGCTTCCTTGCGCAGCTTCTCTAGATAGCCCCACGCAATGAGCTTGTTGAAGTGCTGTGACACTGCTTGCTGTGAGATGTTAAGAGTACGCGCAATTGTGGCTTGATTGACCCAGAAGCAGGCGGTGTATGCTGATGCGTGTGAGCATCCATAAGACAGGATAAAGAACGACATTGGATACTGTACGAAGCGCAAGTCTCTGGTGGCTCTACCTGGCATGATTGAGACTGCACCTGGTGATTGGCCTTCGCCGTGGCCGTCGGGTGCATCCCTGATCGGATCTGGTGTGAGCTTAGACTTTTCCATTAGAAGTCTATTTCGTCCTCTTCGCGGTCGTCATCTACTCTGCCTGATCCGTTACACTCTTCGCACTGTGCCTTTCGCTCCTCAAAGTCGGGGAACTCGTAGAAGGCTTCACCTTCACCGTCGCAATTCGGGCATTGCTTTGTGTTCATAACGTCACCCACTGTCCGCCGATGGCCTTCTTGGCTGCTGTGATTGGCATCAGGATGCCTTTGGCTTTCTCGGACGTGTTGCCCATCTCGACGATCTTGCCGCCCCAAGACTGCGCGTAGGTCTCGACGACTGACTGAAGGATCTTAGTGCGGATGATCCAACACTCATCACCGACGCCGTGAAACCATAGATGTGGGTTTGGACCTTCTGGATGGATGCCGGATGGCTTGCCGCCATCGAAGACTTGCAAGCATAGATTGTGCGTGCTGGCCGCTGATGCATCGTATTTGCATTCGCCGGTAAGGGGCAGGGCTCCGTACAGCGGGACTTCGATATTGATGCGCAGATCATAGTAAGTTTCCTTCGGCTTCCAACATTCGTGACCTTGCTCAGTCAGCCAATTGCGCACCCGAGCCTCAAACATCTCGCCTTGGGCCAGCTTGCTACGCCAATCGGGGTTACGATCTGCAACATAACGTGTAGTCTGGTGTTTGTACGCTTTGGCCATAAAGAAATCAGCCCCGAGACAGTTCTGCAAACAGCGTCGTGTATGCGGCATCAATCGCGGGGTCTTTTGCGCGCAACTCTTTAAGACGTTCCAGACCTTTGAGTATTGTAGTGTGATGGCGGTTGCCCAAGATGCGCGCTATCTTGCCATAGCTTGCATAGGTCAGTTCGCGGCACAGGCCGTAGAGAACGAAACGCCAGACGGTTAAATCTTGCTCACGGCACGCAGATATCAAATCGACGCTGCTTATATTGCCACGGCGTGCGACGGCAAGGACCACTTCATTGAGCGATACAGCGACGGTGATATCTCGCAAATTGATGTCCCTGGGTAGAGCGCTTGCACCAGTTTCTTCTTTAAGTTGTAGATCGGTGTTTTGAACCCCTTCACATCCTCCACTACTTTGTAGCCGAGGTGACCTTCCGTATCTTCTATCTTCCATTCGAAGTATTGAAAATCCGCGATGTACTTGCATATTAATTTCCCATTGATTTCGCACCGGTAGACTGGCTGCATTAGTAGATTTGTTATTTCGCCGGCCTCTGCACGCGGCTTGAGGGTGTGCCAGTAGTGTTTGGCCTCGGACTGGCTGTCGAATATCACGCCGTCCAGCTCGACTTTTTTGGCGTTGTACTTGCGAAACTTCATGCCACGTGACCCGCCGCCCTAGTCATCACCTTCAATTGATGCTCCAGGTTGAGGTTCAATTCGCGGCACAGCAGCTCTTCCAGCCACAAATTTGTGGACATTTGCGCGGCTTTTGCTTTGGCCTCGACGGCATCTTTCACCTCGGGGTGGGTTCGCATGAATATCACTGCTTTTGTGTTGCTCATAGATCCGTTCCATAATTGTTACATCTGGTACTTGCACAACAGCTAGCACAGTGCTATCGCTGTTGAATAGGTGAACAACTAGTGAAAGGAATAGGGAAAATGAAAGCGTACTTAAATGAATTTGCCAGTTTTGATAACGGGCCAGCATTTGACACAATACTTGCAGCTATAAGCTCTTATGGTTTTAAGGACCATTCTTGGCACAATGACGCCATGCCTTGCATTCTATTGGAACTGGACCATGGATTCCAATTGGTTATCTGGGTTGATTACAAAGACTTAACTAATACTGAGTTCCCAGAACAGCGCTTAGAGGGGAAAATGAAACAATTTATGTTTGGTGAGCGTGATGAAGACGGTGAGTACACTGAGGAATGGCATTACGATGATATAGACGCCTTAATCTTGCATGTTAAGAAAGTGATGGAATCCTAATGCTTATAAATACTAGAGAAGACCATGGCGCAGAACACGGCGGCAATTATGCGGCGTACATGCGCGTGTCGACAGACAAACAGGAAGTGGCCACTCAGGAGCATTCGATTAAGGCGTTTTTAAACGGCGGCGACCACAAGCTCAAATGGTTCAAAGAGGAGGGG